ACGAACTTGGCGGCGGTAAACCAGTCAAATACGGCAAACCTATGAACGGTATGGAAGTGATGAACGTCATGTTGAACAACGAACCGTTTACTGTCGGATACGACGGTGGACGAAATAATGTTTTTTGGATTATTCAGTTTGACAAAGAATAAACCTATAACCCCCACTGAAAGGATTTACCATGCGAGTATTACAGGCTGTTATTGCCCGTCTTGAAGAAACTGCTGCAGCCCCCGAGTGGTTTACCAAAATGTCGAAGGAAAAACAAAAAGAGTACATTAAACTCCACCCTCGTAGTAAGGTAGCAAAAACAGGGACTTCCCCTTCTACTGGAGGTTCTTATGACCAACTCATGTCAAGGATTAACGCGGGGGACAAAACCGTCCTGAACCACCCTAATATATCTAAGGTTACAAATAGATTGGGTGACACTCCTTTGCATATTGCGGCAAATTACTTCAAAGAAGCCATAAACCACCCTGATGTATCTAAGGTTAAAAATAAAGATGGCACCACCCCTTTGCATATTGCGGCAGGTAACTTCAAAGAAGCCCTGAACCACCCTGACATAGCTAAGGTTAAAAATAAAGAGGGTGCCACTCCTTTGCATTATGCGGCAGGTGAATTCAAAGACGCTCTAAAGCATCCTGATGTATCTAAGCTTAAAGATGCCAATGGTGACACTCCTTTGCATCATTCGGCAGGTAACTTCAAAGAAGCTCTAAAGCACCCGGATGTATCTAAGGTTAAAAATAACGATGGTGACACTCCTTTGCATCATTCGGCAGGTAACTTCAAAGAAGCTCTAAAGCATCCTGATGTATCTAACGTCAAGAATAAATGGGGTGACACTCCTTTGCATAATGCGGCAACTATCTTCAAAGCAGCTCTAAGGCATCCTGATGCGGATAAAGTCAAGAATAACGATGGTGAAACTCCTTTGTCTGCTTCAAGACGTTACAGGTAATCCCTGATGCGGCTAAAGTCAAGAATAATGGCGTCACACCCAAGAGTAATATAGGGCGTGACGCTAAAATTAATGCCTTTAACGAAAGTTTTTACATGAAACTCTCCTTAGACCTAACAACACTGACACCGGAAAACACAAAAGAGTTGCTGGACGTAACCGTGCGTATCCTGCCAGCATGGTTGAACGGAGAGGTTCAGTCTCACCGCAAGTTGCCACTTTTACCCAAAGTGGAACTCTCCAGCGTTGCCGATTACAAAAAACTCGGCAAATGGCTGGTTTACCTTCGTGGGTTTTGGCTGGAAAATCTGCCGGACACTGCCCCTCTAATGTTTACCGCGTACCGAGATAAGAAAGAGGTTGAACACGGTGATAATCCAAGCTGGCAATCACCAACTGGCCCGCTGACAACATGGTATCCAGACGCAGTTCGCGCAATTACTTCGTCCAGTAATCAAGGCCGGAGTAACGTGACTACGCTGCTGCAAACAACGCTAAATCGCAGCGAGATTTTGATTGACGCAGACGGCATAATTGCATTTCTTGATTGGGTAAAAACAAACAGACTTGCTTTGCTAAAAAGTGCTAAGGTCTCAAGCAAGCAGTTATTGACGCAAAAACCCGAAGTTCTAGCATCTGTAAAACGAACGCGGAAAATAGTGCAGCAATCAAAACCTTTACTGGCGTACATTACCAAACCAATAACCGTAACAATCATTGGCAGCTATAATGCTGCCGGTGGTTAACCTATAACCCCAACTGAAGGATTTACCATGCAAGTATTATCTGATATTCTTGCACGTCTTGCAGCACGTAGCCTCAAATAACCCCTGATGCGGCTAAAGTCAAGAATGGCGTCACACCCAATAATTACATAGAGCGCTAAAATTAATGCCTTTATTGTGTGTAATAGCGCAATAAAGACACTCATTAGAAAAACCAAAAAGAGAAACATGGCAACATTAGATGACCAGGCAGAAGCCGCAGAAGCTCTCCACCGTGAAGCAGCACTGAAATTCAGAAAACCACAACTTCAACCTATTGGCTACTGCTATTACTGCAATGAGCCAGTAAAGGGTGTATTCTGCGATATTGAATGTAGCAAAAGCTATGAGCATGAGCAAAAACTTTTAAGACGAAAAGGTAACTAATATGGAACTTGTCAAAGCAGCTTTCATCGGCGGAGTTTTGCACGACTTGAATGAAGCGCTCGGTTTTGAGGGCTTTGAAGTCCGCGAATCTTTCCCACTGCGAGGGTACAAAATTGTGCCTACGTGCTACCCGCCCGCATTTATGGAATCCGCAAACGGCGAACGAGTGTTGCGCACGCTTTTCACCAAAGCAGCGATTACCGCCGGTTTTGCAGTAAACACCAACGGGTACAATGGCAACATTGAAGCCACCATGTCGCTTCCAGAGGTAAATCTGTTTGTTGGATACAACCCCATTGCGGGGGCGTATCATTTTGTCGTTTCAAAGAAATCATGAGCCTATTCAAAATGCGCGTAACCCCGGCTAAAACAGCATGGGATTGGAGCGAATTTGAACCTGGTTCATGGGATGGTGCGTTCAAGGAAACTCCAGAGGAATGCTTGGCGATTGTCAAGAAATTCTTTCTTGCGACTAAGGTAAAACGGCAAGAGTTTTCTAATGGTTTAGGGTACGTTGTGCTGTCATCCAGCGATACCCTAATTACCATAAAGCCGTCAAAAAAGTACAAGGCAACGATTATTCAAGTAAAAGTCTCAAAAGACGGCAAGAAACTTTTCGCGTTGGCCCGCAAGTCATTCATAAATAACGGCGTAATGCTAACCAAGCCGCAAGAGTTTAACGGGTGGTTTACGTGTCGTTCAGAAAATGCGGTTACTCAGGCTAAATGGAACTCGACGGTGCGCCCGCTTTTTAATGACGGGTGGAAAGCTCTAATGGTGCATGGTATCCAGCAAGTAAAGATGGGGCCTGTTACTATTAACCGTGTAAATGACGCCGAGCAAAAAGTATCCATACTCTACTTTGCCACACCCTGAGTTTTTAAGAGAGAATTGCCATGATTATCATTGCAAACACTGCTGCGAGTTTAGTGCCTACAAAAAAGATGGAATTGTTTGTATGGCGACCAGCAAAAGAGAAAAGAACGCCAGCCAATTACGCAACAATTATTTGTCGGCAAGTTGATGGCAAGCCGGAAGAGCCGGAAAGAACACTTCTGCATTCTGCACAGCCTACTGGATGGGATTGGCTACCGGAAAACTTAATCTACGAACAAGCAAATGGGAATGTGCCGCTTACACGCTGGCTTATTTCCACAAGTCACCGCTATAACGAGGTTATTGCGTATTTGGAAAATTTAGGGTTTACGGTAAAAACTCTAGAGTTGTTGCCAGAACAATATGCGTTCCTTTTTCCAGAAAGAAAGCCGCAACCTCAAAAGACTTCTGCATACCAAAGATTACGTTGGCTGTGGAAAAACCATTCCGACAAACTTACTACGTGGGAAAAGGAATTTGTGCGCTCTATTGGCTCGAAACAAAAAGTCAATGCGCACTTNTCAACTGCACAAAGCGCGGCTTTGGAAAAGTTGTTTTCCAANTACAAAGTACCCGATGATGCCTACAGCAGCTACAAGACATGAAAATTCTGTCAGCACTCACACCAATTAAGCCTCACGCAACACCGTCAGAAATTGCAGATTGGTTGCACTTGTGGACGGGTGAGCCAATAAATGACAGCCACGAAGTTAACCAGGTAAAACGGCTGAGGGCAGTTCACGAGTTGTCAAAACTAGAGCAACCGTGCCCCTACCGTGGTTTTCGAGCAATATCTGTGGCGAATGACTTGGAAACATGGGAAGACCTAGATAAGTATTTGAACGGGGATTTTCCAGAAAGCTACGCATACAGAATTTCCGGCGTTAACGGCTTTTTGCAAAGTTATCCAGCAAAGGATGAAAAGCAGCTAGTATTTCGGCTGGATATTCAACCTTCAGACTTGGTGGCGAATATCAACTACCTTATTAAACGTCTGCCGGTAAGACAGCGAGAAAAAATTGTCAACGACAAGACCCTCCAAGATTGCCTTAAACAAGAGGAGTTTGTTGCTGCTAGCGGCACGCTGAAAAAAGCGCTGCACCAAAAAGGGCTATTTGTCGTCGGTATTATTGTACCGGGCGAGCAAAAGGTTATTCTGTGTACACCAAGAAAGTCGGGTCTGCAATATGATGATTGAACATGCGTACTATGAGGGAAAAGGGCTTTACGCTTCACTGACACCAACCCAAAGCACCTTACAAAAATTGCAATCGCTATACTTGCCCGGTCAGGGGTTGTCCCCTATTCAATGGCATGTGACAGTTTCGTACAATCCAAAATTCTCCGTGTCACCTCATGCATTTACAGAAGTGTTCGCTGTGAGCGGGGCAGACACGACTTATGCCGCAACGGTAATAAAGGAGACTTTTTGGGAGGGTGCCAACGGCAAGATTTATAAGGTACTACTGCTTCACTCGCCAGAGATTGTCACGCTGCACAACTATCTAAAAGAAGTGCTCAAGATTTCCCACGGATTTCCCACGTATGAGCCTCATATGACTCTGGTAGAAAACTGTGTCGTAAAGGGGCCAGACAATAAGAGTCTTGCCGGTACAAGCGTATCATTTGGTGGGTTTCGTATTGAGGACGTAAAATGACATTTCATGTGCAGCGATATGAGCCACCTTCAACAAAACTGCTACCACAAAAAGTCGAAGTAAAACGCAAAAAGCAGCAAGACCGCACGCTGCAAAAAGTGGACAAGCTCGGCTCTAGCATGGAAAAGGTGAAATCCACTTTTGGTATCAAAAGCAGAGAAATCCAAAAATTTACAAATGCTGGCGATATTGACAACGCCATTTTGCATTTTCAGCGCACTGCATACTCGACACTCGTAGCCGTTATACCTATTGCTGAACGTGAATACCGCAAATGGAAGCGTGACAGCCAAGCGTATGCGCTGAACGCGCTAATTGCGTCTGCGCGTGAACTAGCTAGTGACCTAGCTGCGTCCAACAACAGGGCAAATCTTGCAGAACAGCTTTTGCGCGAAGGGCTTGACCCCATGTTTCGAGAGTTGCTGCAGTACATGGCGCAACAATCTGTGATGCAAAAGGCTTTTCTGCAAGACAAAGTTAAACCACAGCACGTTGCAAACGTAACCGCAAAAATTGATGAAGAACTAAAGGATGCTGCAGGGTATCTTCAATCAATTCATCAGGTAATAAGCGAACAGATGCGCCGGGCGATTCAAGGAGTGTGAAAAATGCTTGTGCTACATGCGAAAGAAATTGCTGCTACACCTAAATGGTGGGATGGGTTGTCCCCTGAACAGCAAAAGGAATATGTAAAGGAGCACCCGAATTCAAAGCTGGCAAAAAATCACCCGCTTTTCAAAGCTGCCAAAGAGGGAAATAACCTTAGCAACACATTAAAGCACCCGCTAGTCGGCATTATTCAGGACACGAACGGGAATACCCCTCTGCACTATGCCGCCGAGTATGACAAGGGTGCAAGACAGCACCCCGATGCCAATTTGACAAAGAATAAGTTAGGCCATACACCAAAAGAACACTTTGAAGAGTTTGTCAAAAAAGCCATGTCTCCTAATTGGACAAAATGATGCCAGCAAACTGGATAATGCTTTACTACCTATGGTGGCGTGTATGGATTCCATTACCCCTAGTCTGACCGAGCATGTGACTTATAGCGTCTGGTGCAGTATGATTGACGCTAATGAAACAGCAGGCATTGTTGACGCGCTGCCAAAGATTCTTCGCAAGCCGTTTGAAAAGTTGTTTTCGCAGATGCAAAGCGTAATGCTGAAAATTGCAGCAGAGACGCACACTGATTGGACAATCATTGCAAAGGCATTTGCATCTAGAAGCGTTTACGAGTTGTTAAAAGCAGTAGCTTTTTCAATTACAAAGTTGTACAGCGCAGTCAAGGCATTCGCTTCCGTTTACGAGCACGGTTTGCTCACCGTGTTTAACAAGATTGCGGCTACGGGTGCATTCCAAAAACTGCGTTCAGGCGTGCTCAAAGTTGATGACTTGTTAAATCAGTACCCAATACTGAAAAAAGTTGCTGGGCCTGCTGTTGCGGGCTTTCTTTTCTGGTGCTTTCTTCACGCTAATTTCACATGGAATCCATCGTTAGACATGGATTTTACACCCATTTTTAAGGCAGCATTGAATGGTCATTGGTCTTTTGAGCAATTGCTGCTTACTCCTTCTGCTCTTTTAGCGCTAACAACGCTTTTCACTTCGCTCGCTGGCATTACTATTATGTCACCTATTTGGCTGGCGACTAGCAACAGGGCAGTAATGATGGCATTGTTTTATACTGGACTAAAGCACCTAAAAAACACAAAAGCTGGTGCAGCCGTGGCAAAAAGGATTTATCCCATGCTGCAGATGCAAAAGCTGTAAATGAGTGGATTACAGAGATGGAATTCTCCAAAGTTTTTCAATGGACTCCAGAAATCACGCACGATGCAGTGACACTGTTAGTACCTAGCATTTATATCGTTGGAGAACTGGCGTATTTGAACAATGTGTCCCCATTGCCAAAATGCTGGTTAACTCTTGAGCCTATTAGCAGAAAACCAACCGAAGAGGAAATAATCCAGAGTAATGACGTATTTGGGCCTGTAATAGCAAGATTTGACGGGTACTTTCGCAAGATTTTACCGTTCAACCAATGGAGCATTAAGGGGCCTTCATCAGAAATCCCAATAGAGGACAATGCCGCGTTTGTTGCAGATTTTATGCAAGTCTCTCAAGCAATGTACGGGGCAATGCCAGAAAAACCAATGGGTAAATTACCTAATGGTGGATGCGTGTGTGCGGGAGATTGGCTGGTGGAGTTTGACGGGGGAATTAAAAATTTAGGAAACACTTTGCCGCTATGAGCTACAAGTTCAAACCGCAAAAAAAGATTAAAACGTTATGGACGAAAAGAGAGCCTCCAAAAGTTAGATTCCCTCAGCGCAAACTAACTCTTGAACGAGATAATTTCAAATGTCGCCGGTGTGGGTGTGCTGTGACTTTGGCGAACGCCCATGAGCACCACATAACACCGTTGTCTAAAGGTGGCACTAACGCACAGTGGAACCGCGTAACTCTGTGTGAAGCCTGCCATCACAAATTCCACAAGCACGACTTTTAAGGGAAGCGAAAAATGAGTAAAGCTGATTTAATGACACAAAACTTGCGGCTTCGTAGAGAAGTCATGGAGTTAAAAGACCCACCTTTCAATGAAGACGAGTTGGAAGCAGCCCTAGCGCGGCTTTCCTCTTTTTTCGGTGAAATGAATTCTGCACGTGGGGCTGTAACCGCTGCAAATCTGTACAACCGTGAATACTTTAACCGAGTATTTGACCTGCGCTTTCGTAGCATGTTGCTTGACTTTCTAGTCGAAAAGTTTGAAAAAGACCAGTTGATGATTGAGGGTACTTATGATTTTTGGGTGCAGCTTAAAGCGCAAACTACTACCTAAAGGAACAAGAAGATGAAAGAAGTTGCAGTAATTATCCCAAATAAGTTGCACCAAGACATTGTTGCTGACCACCCGCTTTATCGTATTTTTGCTGATAATGGCATGGCCGTTTTGTTGACAGCCTACGTATATGCTAAAAATAACATCGTCCGGCGAATCAACCCTGATTTGCAGATCGGCATGGCAATTACAGAAGCTGACGAATCTGGGCTAGGCTCATTGCTAGAAAAGCTCGCAGACCCTACTGTTAAAGCGTTTCTTCGCGTGCGCAAAACGTCCACTGGATTTACCGCGTTTCTACCAGCAGCTACAACATTTCCGGTTTTGTTCGACCTATTCCCAAATTTTCGGCTTTTGGCCGGAAAAGACATTGAAGCAGCCGTGGAAAAAGTCTTGCCTGGATTCACAAATCCGGCAGAACCACTGGACGTATCCTTTGGCAAAGAGCTTATTGCTGGTTTTGAAAATGATGAAAATGCCCATGACTACGCTCCAGACCTGTTAGATCAAGTGGCTAACGGCATTACAGGGTTTCGTCTAGTCATGCAGCCCGCAGATAAAGTGACTTTGCGCGAAGACTGGCGTGATAACGAATATGACTACCGTTCAAGCCTTGGAGCTTTGATTAACCGCCGTGCTGTATTGTTTGCGTCTTTCAACATTCCAGAAAAAATGGCAGAGTTTATTACCCAAGAACGCGGTGATGGAGTCCGTACTAGTCAGATTGCCGAGTTTCTTTCTCGAATTCAATCAAATCTTTTTGAGCCTTCAAGACAAAAGCAAGAATTTGTTCCGCACATTATTTCAGTAACGTCTATCGAAAAGGACAACCGGGAGTCCGACGTAATTGTTGAGCCTGCTACTAACGAAAAGGGCTTGACCGTTACGCGCTCTGGTGAGATTATGTGGCTGCCTGGCAAAAAGATGTCGCCGGAATTTGTAGAGAACACCATTGAATCCGGTGGTACACAGCCTGATGGTGACTGGACGGCTGCTGACGCGATAAACCCAAAGCAAACCGAGTATCACGTTGACAACGGTGTGCGTCGCCGTATTGATCGTGGGCAGAACCGCATCGTTTACGTTGACTGGAATTTAGGTAAATTGTCGTACACTGACGAAACCGCCCGTATCCGCATTATGGATATTACCGCGAATCGTAAGGTACAGCCAGTGCATGTTTTGCGGTACATGGATACTTTACTTGAAGACTCATCCCCGGCTACAACTGCAGTATTAAATGGTCTAGTTTTCGCTACCCGTATTGCGAAAAAAATTGGAGTGGTGTTTCCACAACAAACTGCTGATACCTTTGTATCTGAAAGATTTCTGTCGTCAATGACGGAAAAATTCAACGAGGGGGCTACCCTTGAAGTCTTAAATGTCATCATTTCCCAGGTAAAAGCTGCTGTGGACTCCAGACAGACTGCAACCGGGGCAGAGTTGACGGCAGAAGAATACCAAAAGGGCCAGGCTTTCCTCGATATGCCGAGAAACATGCGAATGATTTCCCCTGATAGCCCTATCGCATTCCTTCGCGGCATGTATGTCTTCTTTTCGGAAGTTTTGGAAAAAGCGCAAAAAGACCCGGACACCGTTTTTGGGGAATTCTCGGTTCTGAATTCGTTGAAATTCGTAGGTGCATTGACTATTCTGGTTGACTACGCAAAAGAGTACGACAATGTTGTTGCGGAAGATACCGAGGAGCGTAAGCCTTATAAAAACCCCGATCTTGACCCGATTGACAATATACAGCTTCCAAAGATTCCTCTGGTGGCTGGCACCGTAGAGTTGATGCCGCACCAAGCCAAGGTAATGAACTATCTCAAAAACTTCCCGCACAAACTGGTGTTGGAAGTAGATGCCGGTGGTGGTAAAACTGCGATTGCAATGCTGTACGCATCCATGCTGCTTGGTGCTGGAAAAGTCAAAAAGATTTTAATTGCGTGTCCAGGTAATCTTGTGTCAAACTACTATACTGATGCAGGGTGGGTATTTGGCGGGCGTATGAACCTGATAAACATTTCTACGTCTGTGATGGAAGCGAAGAATTGGGGTGAGGAAAAGATTAGACAGTTAATCGACGCCGCACCGCCGAACACTATGTTTATTACGGATTATGACTTTTTGGCACCTTCTTCAAAGTCGAAAAGCATCGTAAAGTTTGTGTACGGGAATGAGCGCGTTAAAATTTCCACAAACACGCAATTTATCCGTTCGTACAAATGGGACCTTATCATTTACGACGAAGCGCACTTGCTTAAAACAGTCGGGGGCAATCGCAACGTCGAAATGACCCGGATTGCGGCGAATGCAAAATATCTGGTCGAAATGTCAGGTACTTACGTGTCTGATAGTCTGAGCGATCTTGTGGGTGCATTTGGAATTATCGACCCGCAAACTTTTGGTTCCCCCGATCAGTTTGCATCTGCATATTTGACAAACGGCCCAAAAAGTCTGCCTATAGACGGTGCTCAAAAGCAAATTCGTCTAGCAATGGCAGAATCTTGCATGAATCTGCGGGTATCACGTAAAGAATGGAACGCACTGCTGCCGCGTCGCTTTGATTCGTTCTACCCTGTAGAAATGACAATGGCACAGACTTTAGTGTACCTTGCAATATTGAAGGAAACTCGGGAAGTCATCGAGCGAGCATTTGAGGACAACCCATTCCTCAAAAATGCCTTTAAGATTAAGAAGAAAAAGGATGCGAACGCTGACGCTGACGCTGACGCTGAAGAAGAAGAAGAGGGTACAAGCCTTGATGATCTTCTTAACGGCCCGGTTGCAATGTACTTGCAGCGGCTTGAGCAATTCTTGACTGCGCCGAGTGCTGACCCTATGGGAAAAAATCTCACAGGAAAGGATGCAATCTCTCCAAAGCTGGCTAAGGTTGAAGAACTCATTCACGAGCATCTTACCGAGAAACGCCCCGGAAAGATTATGGTGTGGACACAGTACGTTGCTAGTGCTTCCCACATTTACGATAGTCTATCCGAGGACCTGCGAAAACACGCCGTTCTATACACCGCCGCGCACTCTGCAAAAGTTCTTGCACAGTTTGAAAAAGACCCGAATATCTACATTCTGGTTGGCTGTGAAAAATCCATCAACACTGGACAAAACCTGCAGTTTGCCAGCCACTTGATTCGTTTGGAAACCGTCTGGAATTATGGGACGCTGGAACAGGGTGAGAGCCGTATTAACCGACCTTCACGAGATGATCCTCGTAAAGAAGAAAACGGCGGGAAGGGTATTTTTTATTCGTGGGTGTTTTGCAACAAGTCGATTGACGTTACAAAAAACGCACGAATGTTCTCCAAACTCATTTCTACCGTCAAATATAATGAGGCTATTGGGGAAGATTCCGCTGCGTACAGCATGATTGATGAACCGCCACCAATCAAGCTGAATCAAGCCAATCTTTTGACTTCAAATGACTGGCGCTCAGAAGAAGGGTGTGAGCGGTATTTTCAAGCCTACGACCAGTATCAACGAGTTCAGGAAAAATCGTACAAAGCATTCCGGGAAGACCCCAAAAATCAGATCGAGCCGTACACGATGGAAAATGGGCCGGTTCCAAAAGGCTCTGGTTTGCTGGTAAATATCCCGTATGTGCCGCGTATGCAAATCTACAACTCCGAGCAATTGGGGTTGGTTCCGTTTATTGAGTACATTAGCACCAAAAAGAATAAGCAAGGTGTTATTCTGAATGAAGACCCTGACTGGACACCGGAAGACTTAAACATTCACTGCGAATATGGTGATTGCGTTGCGGTGGATTACAACACTACGCAGAATCGGCAACCTCAGTCAATTCGCGTTATTACTCCAAACGGAAGCCGTGCGAGCATTCCTCTGACTGCTGCGTGGGTAATCACGAAAACAGTGTCCAAGAGTTCTGACATTCGTAAGGCTTTTGCGGAAATGGTCGGTGCTGATACTGGCAACCCTGTCACCCCAAAAATTGTCAAGCGTGTAAATCCTCTTAAAGATGCGCAGCAACAGCAGCAGGACAATGCTGATAAGCCTATCAACGTTCGGGATGTTGGCCGTGGCCCTATCAATAAGCGTGGGCGCTTGCCGGAAAAAGACCCGAAGGGCAAAGGTGGCTTTGAGTTGTTTGTTGTCAGTTTTGACAACTATCCTGCATTAGTGGTTGATGCAAACAACAAGCAGGTTAAATCGAACATTGACGCGCTTGAAGGGTTTGGCTTTATGCCGTCATTGCCGTATCGGTCAACTCCAATTCGTAACCCACGAGTACTTAAAGCCTGGATTGCTGCGCTTAAAGCGGCCAAGATTGAAATTGCCCCGGCGTATAAAGAACTGCTTGAAACAGACCTTGCATTGCTGACGCAACACAAGAGTTTGCTGCAAGTACTGCAGGGTATGGCAAAATCGTTGCGGCCAAACTTTTTCCGTAAAGAACTCAAACCGGCACCCACTGGTCAGATTAAACCTTACTTGTTCGTGGACAATGCAACGCAAGTGTATTTGTGCTTGAACCAGAAAGCAAACGCTGCAACAATGAGCCGTGTCACCTCGCTGGAAGTTCCGGGTATAACCTGGTCACCAATTGTGAAAGGAGAGCTTGCCGCATTTTTCAAGACAAAGAAGGAAATGGAAAGCACCATGAAGGACGTACTGGCAAACTTTCCTATTGAAAATGCACGTGAGGTTGCGCAGGACTTTGCAAAACTTCGCGTGTTCTCTACCCCGAAAAAAGTAAAAGGATAAATTATGACAAACGTTGAATTTACCAAGGCTGTACAAACAGCGATGGCATCAGAAAACTTTCTGTTCAAACAACCTGATGGAATTTGGGATGTTGAAACACAACGAGCATGGGGGCCATTTTCGGCAAAGTATGGGGCAACTAATGCCATGCAGTCGATGCAGCCGCACAGTGCAGCGTGGTTACCTGAAGCACTAAAATCCATGATTAAACACGCCACGGGTGCTGTAGAATCGGCGGCTGACGATGCAGTGCAAGCGGCTGAAAAGCTGGCTGCACCCATTGCAGAAGCCGTTGCTAAACATGAACCAGCGCCTATAGTGCAAGCGGCTGAACCGGCTGTAATTGAAGCTGCTGCTGACGCTGATGAACCTGATGCTGATGAACCGGAAGAAGCTGACGATAGTACAAGCCTGGACGAAGAGGACGAAGAGGACGAAGAGGACACCAAGTAAGTAGAACGGTGTAAATAGGGGGAGCCATAGCGCTTCCCCTTTTTTCGTTTCGGAGTTTTTGATGCAAAAAATAATGCAAGCGCACACGCACTTTGCAGCTAATGTGCCTGATGCACTAAGAGGACGAGAAACAAATCCATTTGCACTAAGGCTACCAATATCAAAGAATTGGAACACTAGCGCAAAAAGACTTTTGCTGGTTTATGAGTTTGTGGATACCGAAGACTTGAAAGCCGGTACTCTACTTGTTGGCCCACAAGGCAATTTGTTACCACATTTACTGCAATTATCGGAAGACTATTCAAGCGAGAAAACTCCGGCGTTAGCAGCGATAAATTTTGACTACTTCCGTAATAGGCATTTAAGTGGGCCAGAAGCTCTAATCGCAGAAAACGCCGCAGTTGCAAGAGTGCGCGAGTATATTGCCAAAGTTAAGCCTACTGATATTTTTGTGTTTGGGCAGAACGCTGCCAAATTGCTACTTGAGATTGAAGACGAGTTTTATCTGCGCGGACGTGTACGGAAGATTAAAGGCATTTACTGGAACCACACGGTAAACATTTCCACTGCTTACCAAAGCGCGCAAGATGATGTGGAGACTGACGCCAAAATTGACCTTGCAAATTTGATTGGCTTTACTTCACGGTGTCTTGGAAATACTCTAAAGCGAACAACTGTCCACCACATTCAGTTTGACAAAGAATCTGCAAGGTATTCTTTGGTGGACACAATGGAAAAGTGGGAAAAGTTTGTTGCGTTCTGGAGCAAAAAGTCTATATTTTCTCTCGACTTGGAAACTTTTGGATTAGGGCGTGTGGTAAATGGAATCCTGACAATGCAGATTGCGTTTAGTGCGCAACGAGGGTTCATTGTGCCTATTTCACACAAGGACTCTCCATTTACCAAAGCCGAGCTAAAACGTATTTACTCGGACGTTCGGAAAATACTGAGCCGTAAAATACCGTCAGGTACTCTAGACTATTTTATTCTAGGGCAAAACTTGAAATTTGATATGACTGTTTTGCGTCAACAGTTGCAGATTCAAGTTGTGCACTGGCCTCTTTTTGATTGTATGGCTGGTGAGTATCTGCTAGATGAAAATATGAAGGCGAACACATCTCGCGTTTATGGCAGAAACAAGACTTCGTATGGTTTGGATTGGATTTGTTCCAGTTATGGCTGTGACTTTTATACGGAAAACGAATTCGGAAAAAAAGATCGCGGAAACATTGCGAATATACCACTAACACCTGATGTTTTACGTTACATGGTGGCCGACGTTCAATTGCCGTGGTTGATTATGCAAATGCAGAAAGCACGCGCAGAAAAACAAATTATTAACGGAGTGCCCTACACGCAGGCTTTTATGAAGATGATGCTCTGGCAAATGAGCAACATGATTCATGTGCAGTCAATGATGGAGCATCGGGGTGAGCACCTAGACATTGAGTGGCTGCAGAGTTTGCTGAAAAAAGACGGGCCGCTGGACAAAGTAGAGCACAAGCTAGAAGGGGAATTCCGCAATTTCGAGTCTGTGCGTAAGGTAAACGAAAGTTTGTTGGCGGGGTCTGGGCTACAGTCAAAGTCAATTTTTGGCGTCAGTAATTGGATATTTTCGGTAACAAAACCAAAGCACAAAATCCAGCTATTCTTTGACACACTAGGATTAGAACCAACGTCAATTGGAAAAAGTGGGCAGCCTGCGGTAGACAAGGAATTTCAGGAAACGTACAAAGATGTGCCCGAAGTTGCAGCGTTTAAGACGCTGGCGCAAGTCGGAAAAGTACGGTCAACCTACGTATTAGGATTTCTCAAAAAGCTGCAGACAGGTGATATGGCTGTTGACCACTGCTTGCGGGCAAGCTATGGCTTTTTTGAAACCGTTACAGGGCGCTCGAATTCGTATGACCCAAACCTGCAGAATATCATTCAGCGGGGAGATTTGGCAAAGCTAATCAAACGTTCGTTTACTGCAGCTTGCGGGACACTCGCGGTAAAGCTAGACTTTTCTGCTCATGAGGTTCGCATGTGGGGTATCGAATCTCAAGACGGCATTCTTTGCAACTTGTTTGTGAATGGACGCTGGCTGCGCAAAATGTACCGTGCAACGGGAAAGCCCGTGTATAAAGCCTTGATGGAGACTATTGGCGATATTCACAAAATAAACGTGGCGACATTTTTCCAAACTGCCCCTGCAAATGCCACAAAAGAGCAACGTGATCAGGTCAAAAGTATTGTGTTTGGCGCGATTTATGGAAGAAGCGCTCGCGCGATTTCGGTGCAGATCAAGAAAGCCGAGGACGTAATCAAGGAGCTAATGCGCAAGTTCTTTTCAAGATTCAAAAAGGCAGCTGCGTACTTGGAATCAAAGAAAAAACAAGCAGTTTCTAAGGGGTACACGGTTTCGCTGATTGGTCGAGTACGGCATTTGTACCTTCAGTATTTAGGAATTGACCAGTTTGTAGCTGCGGCAGAACGTCGTGGAGCGAATGCGCCGATTCAGGGGATTTCTGCAGATTTGGGGCATACTGCAGCCTATTTATTCGAGCAGCACTTTGAGCATGTTTGCGTCAAGTTTTCGTTGTCGGACAATAAACGCACAAAGTCTGGAACTACCTCATTCGTGCATGACGCTATTAAGAGTGCTATCGAGTATAAGAAAATGCTTGTAGCAATACAAGTTTTGCAGTGGTGTTCTACCGTGGGGCTTTGCGAGTATTACACTAGGTTATTTGGTGTAAACTTTCTGGTTGAGCCAGAAATTGAAATTGAGATTGGCGCATCAGATGACGCTCTATCTAAATGGGACTGGCACGAAGACACGCTAAAAACTATTATCCGAAAGTCTTTGGAGAATCAAAAAGGTATTTATCCAGAGTTGGACATTGACAAAGCAGAAGCAGAAATATGGAGCGTGCGCAATGAGCCAGTTCAGGAGTATTTGGACAAGCACTATCCGATATTAGGGGAATGGCCTAAAGCAGTTCACTGGAGAAAAGGAATGAAAGAGTACGATAACCTACAAGCGGAGATTAAAGCATGGAAGTAAAAGACTGGTCGGGCGGTTTTATCCTGCACGGAGACGCGCAATTTTCAACCTTTTTTCCTTTTCTTCAAGACCCTATCTATGGCTCTTTCGATGCAGAGGGTTCTCATTTTTGCGAATCTACTGGTGTAGGTGCTTACGTTATGAACGGGACTCCTTGTGAGAGTATCCCTGTTTCAACAAAGAGCCAATCGGTGATTTCTTGGTATTCAGGTGCAAATGATGTCTCCGCAATAACAAAACGTCTGCTAAGTCTAAACAAGCTGCAGCGTTTTGAAACGGCGTACACGGAAACGCTTAGAAATGAGGTATTCAAAGAGCAGGGGTGCTGGTCTGCCACAATTGCCACCCTGTCCAGACAGTCTAACATTATTCTCGCTGCGAAAAATCAGGCCATTTATCTATGGCTAGTGCGCTGGCGTGGCGCGTTTTTGCTGGTGTGGAGCACTGACCCTATGCACATGGAGCAAGTACGATCATTGCTACCTGAAATGACCCGCGACTTGTTAATGTTTGTCCGCATAGAGATTGCAAATAGCATTTGCGTCTTACACCCTACTTTTTTGCTAGGGCGTTTCAAACGGGCGTGGAATAAAATGTACTGGACAGACAGGCTAGCAGTTGTGTCGTACATTACCACGCACATAAGAAAACGCATTCAGCCATTGAACGGGGGAAATAATGGTTATTGATGGAAAACACTTTTCGGCTGCAATCAAGAGGGTTGCGCAGTTAACAGGCTGCACTTCTATTGGTGTAATTGCTAAAAACAAACAATTGACTTTTTGCGCAAGTAACGACGGGCGTACCTTCATAGAAAAGTTACCCGTTGACACTGACGAAGACTGGTCTTGCGCAGTGGCTTTGGATAACGGAATGCTGCGGTTGCTTAATGGTAAGGTAAAACTCACTTGTGATGGTAGCACTGTTTCTGTTACGTCACAGTCTTACCGTGGCAAGTTTCCAGTTGAAGGATTTGTGTACCCCGATTTAGTAGATTTTAGCAAGGCTAAATCTTTTTCCGCAAATCACATAAATCTTCTGTCTGCTGGTTACGACGCTACAAGTATTCGCAGTGTATTCGGAAAAACAACCTTTGAGTTTTCGTTTGGTAGCGGAAAGTTTGTTTGCGCAACATGGGACAGAGTTCATTTTGCATTGCTCCAAGCGACAAGCACTCTTGAAGGTGCTGCGAAAATGAGTGGGGAGGACATTGGGCAGTTATTGGATGCGGTTGACGAACCACAAAAATTCGCAGAAGCCTCTGGGTTTCTTCTTGTTCAGAATGCTTACCAGAAATTTTATACACCCACACTGCAAGTCGAAGCAAACAACGAGTTTGAACAGTTGATTGATTTCGCAAACCGTTTCAATGAGCCTCTTTGCGAGATTAGCCCGCACGAGTTGTTGCTTGCTACGGATAGAACAATGGGTGCTTGTGAGCAAGGTCAGAGCGTTACGCTTGAATTTGGCAAACAAAAATGCACGGTAAAAGCCAAGTCAAACAAGGGTGACTATCTGGAGGTGCTTGGTATCTCAAACTCTAAGAGTACGGCGCATATCAGCGTTGACCCGTCAATGTTGATTGATATTCTAAGTCGGGCTAAAAATGACGATATGCAAGTCGGCATAACTGATCGTTTTATCTGGTTTGCTGAAAAGATTGAATTGGGTACTCATTACCTAGCACTCCTATCATCTCAGGAGTAACGATGAAATTCATGCACGCGCTAGATGCCACACAGCAGTTGCAAGACTATCAGAGCACTCCAAACATTTTTCATACCCTCGGATACAAACCAACAGCCGGGGCGGTTATTTTCAACAAGCACAGTACGATTAAAGCGCCTCTTATACTGTCTCACAGCAAAAAGCTATCAATACCCTCTCTGGACGTTTATAACGTATGTATAGGTCACGTTGCCGGTTTGTCCATTGGGTTTTTGTTTCACTCGCCATTAGAGCTAAAGAGCGATTTTTTCTACTTGGTGTTTCACCGTAAAAATGTAAATGTCCAAAAGATGCCCGTACTGGAAAAGCGATTTGTTGCCGAGAACCTAATTATGTACTCTAACGAGAGTGTCCACTATATCGTGCCGCGAGGACTAAGTGCCAGAATTACAAACTATTGCTCAAAGAGGTAGTGATGAATCAACTCTCGCACATTCGCGCAGTTTTGAAAGAAGACCCTACTTGGCAAAAATTTCGCAGCACGGTAAAGAATTGCTGGCAACCGGAATTTGATGAGTACATTGAAGAAATAAAGCGGTTACACGCAGGCCGTTCTGTTCGCACAATTGATGCAAAAATGCCCACGGGTCGCTCTATTGGGGAAGCTGCGGCTCGTGACCAGATGGTGCGTTCAAGGTGCGTTGAGATTGCAATGAATGTGACTATTGTGCGCAACATTCTGGCAGCATCTTTGAAAAACGTGCAAAAGTATGTAGAAGCAAAATACTGGAGTTGGATGGCTTCTTCATTAGACCTTAGAAGCGTGAATGACCGCAAGAATCTTGTTGGCGCTATTCTAGCTCCGTATTATGAGAGGTTTGACTCCGCTCAAACAATTATCGACATTGCAGATATGGTTATCACTGACTGCGACAGAAGCAGCTATGCAATCAAGCACATGACCGAAGCACTAACAGTTGCTACAAGGAGAGAAGGCGCATGAAAACTATCAAATTCGTGAACGGTGTTTGCGAAAAAAGCATTCCTGAAGACGTTAGAATTTTGGGTGTGTACACCGATTCTGAAAAATCCAATCGAGTACCACATAGAATTGTAAAAGGTACATTGGAGATTCGCACGAAAACTACGGGTGATATGGTTGTAGAGTACGCAAAACTGGTGCCCGCACCATTAGCTACATTCTATCCTCTCAAGGATGACTAATGAAGGCGCTACTTAAAAGTCGCTTATGGATTCCCATACGCGCTGTGGACAAGGAGTATCTGGAAACAGAGTTTCGTGTTCGCAATTTTGACGACCGGCAATGTGATAAATGCGAGTACCGGCCTGATCGTTTTTGTGACGTGTGTGCAGAGTGCCCCGCGTTTCTTGGGGAAGTAAAGCTATGGCGGGAAAAAGAGGGATACATCGGAGTGCCAACGGGAGACAGAAAAGCACTAAAAAGGCTGTTAATAAAACCCGTAGAAATCAAGGACAGTCGAAGCAAGCCGAAAATGCGGTTCGGTTTAAGCCTGACAACTCCACTCAGAGACTATCAGAAAAAGCCAGTAGAAGAAATGGTCGCAAAGGGTTTTGGCATCCTGAATGCGCCGCCGAGATCAGGCAAAACTCTGATGGCTATAGCAATTGGTCTTACTCTTGGTGTTCGCATGATTATCATGGGTGCGCAGCGAGACTGGCTAAATCAATTCTTGACAGAGTTTAAGGAACACACGGACTTTTTAGAAGTTGCAAAATTTCATGGAAAGCCTATTGTTCTTATTACAAACAGTGTGGCGCAAATGCGCGCTAGCAATGCCGATGTTATACTGTCTACCTATCAATCGTTTATTTCCAAGACTGGAAAGAAGCGGCTGCAGGAGATTAAAGACCTTTTTGGATTGGTTATAATTGATGAATGTCACGGTATTCCGGCTACTGCTTACGCGCAAGTAGTTGCTTCTTTTAACGCACGCTACAGGATTGGATTGACGGCAACGCCCGAGCGAAAAGACGGTAAGGAGGTACTTCTGTACAAGATTCTTGGTGGAATTTCTGCAAAAGCGCATGTGGAAACTCTAAAGCCCAAAGTGCGTATGCACTTGACTAAAGCAAACACGAAGTATACCTACAAGACATGGGTGTACGCCATGCAATTCCTATACAAGCACAAGCAACGAAATTTACAGATTGTCAAGCAAGCTGTAGCAGACATAAAAGCTGGTAGGCACTTAGTAATTCCAGTGGGCACCGTGTTGCACGCCAAACTGCTGACACACAATATCAACAAGTTTGCGGGTGAAAAAGTAGCAGAGCAGTTTACCTCAAATAACATGAATGCAAAAAAGCGTGAAGAAATTTTAGCGGGTGCTCGATCTGGAAAACTAAAGTGTCTTGTTGGGACGCGGCAACTCGTGCAAGTGGGGATAAATGTACCTATTTGGGACACACTGTATGTAGTAGCGCCGATTAGTAACGTGCCAAAGTTTACTCAAGAAACTGCCCGTATCCGTACAGCAATCCCCGGTAAACCTCAACCAATGATTCGACACTTTATCGAGGAGTTTTCACCATCGGTCGGATGCTTGCGAACTTGCTTGTTTCACACATACTTAAAGGAGAAATTCGACATTGACCCGGACTCCAAAAAGTTGGCATTAAACCTAGTATCAAAGAAAAAGCCGACGCGCTCGGCAAATTTTGGAATTGTGTAAATGCTAGTTCAACTCGAAGACAAAACTACAAGAGCGTTGACAAATAGAGGCTTACCAAAAGACATGCTGCGCGCACGCCCGTTTCCGCTTGAGCAGCATTTAATCACTATTGAGTCAAAGGTTGACGGAATAAAGACGAGGAGAGTTCCCAAAATTTCCCAGATTTTGCATCTGGAAAAGTTTATGCAGCATCCTTTTGTTGCGCCGCAGATCATTTCCATATCATCCTTTCCAAATGACGGTAAGGCTAAAATGCTGGCGGCGTACATGATGCAGACTGCATACAATTCGCATATTGCCGGGCGTTTTCGCTTGACCAAGAATCGACAGTTACCATTGTGGCATACCTTATACGGCGGGTTTTATGACGAATTGCGCGACGGTAAAAAAGACGAAAAGCCGTCATTACTTGTGCTGAGTAACATTACGCACATGAGTACGCAGGTAAAACTAGAAAAACTGAGAGACTTGCTTGAAAAATACAACGATATACCTAGGATCATCGTGTCAACCAATGAAGACCCCATAACGCTTGCCAACACCAAACTGCTAATTTCGGTGAACACTGCATTCTATTTGGCTACAGCGAGAAAGGTTGACTTGTGAAATTACTTTCGGTGCAAAGCGAACTGCGCGCATTACGTTCAATATGTGATGGAGACACAAAGACGGCTTCAAAGTTAATGTCTGTACTGCAACAATCGCATTTTCAGTATCCACCGGCAGCAGAGGCATTCAAGATTGTCAAGCGACAAGCGAAAGCAAACGGTGAATTCCCTGAGTGGTCAACGCTTTGCAATGAGCCGACGCTGGAAGTTTCAACACGTAGAGCATTAAAAGGCGCTAATGTTGAAATGGTTCCTGCGGCAAAAACCGCGTCAATTGTCGGAATCTTGGAAAGATACCGCAAGCTAAGAGTGCTGCTCGAAGCGGGGCGCTCCATCATGGATTCGTTAGGTGGGGAAAAAGCAAATCCTGATGAACTGATTGAGCAGACTGCGAACGCATTAACAAATGCTAGGATTAACACAGAATCCAAGCAAACAATGTACCACATTGGTAAAGGCAATAACAGCACGCAGCTACTAAAAGAGCTACTGTATGGTAAAAAGCCGCCAATGGTAAAAACCGGATACCAGGCATACGATGAACGAAACGGTGGTTTTCTTCGTGGGTCGTTGGTGCTGATTGGCGCAAATACTGGCGGTGGGAAGTGCCTAGTTGGTACTTCGATGGTTCCAACATCTATGGGTCTGCTTTCGCTAGGCGAACTGCGCGAACCAACGGATGCTGTTGGTTTTTCTCCTCTAAAAGTTTCAGTGTACGGTAAGCACGGAGTTGAAGAAACTGATGCAACCTACATGACCAACGGTACGACGTTTTCAATTGAAACGGAGCAAGGGGACTTTATTGAGGGGTTGCCAGATCACAAACTATTGACGCCGAATGGTTTTGTGCGCTTAGACAGTCTCAAAATTGGTGATAAGGTATTAAAGCCAGTCGCAACAAAGATTTTTGCCAGCAATCCGTGCATGTATCACGGACACTTTAGATTTACCCCAGGTGTTCTTACTATGATGGCGCACGCATTCCGTAGCAGTAATCCACCAAAAGAATTTGCAGAGTGTGCGTATGGGGTGCCGAAAAGTATCCGCACAACAAAACAGGTATACCAAGAGATTTTTTGCCACGCTGTTTTGAATGACACAAGCATGGAATCCAAGAGTCACAAAAAACTGTTGCAGTTTAAGGCTCTTTGCGACAATTTGGGTATCCGCGTTATTATTGAATACTGCAAGCGCGGGCCAAAGTCCCATAAACCTGCTTATATCTTGAAAAGATTTATTGGTACTTTGGACATGGCTAAGGGTACTTTGGACAGGGTTCACCCGGAGCCATCGTTTTGGGTGCGCGTTACTAAAAATGCACCTGGAACACAACAAGTAGTGTACGACTTGAGCGTTCCCAAAAGCCGATCTTATTGCGCGCAGGGTATTATCGGACACAATACATCAATGGCTGTTAACCTGCTTAAAAACATGGCAGAGTTTTACGCCAACAACTGTGCGCTGGTTTCTCTGGAAATGTCGGCTGAACAAATGCTGGCTCGTTTGCAGGCAATTCTGACCGGCATTGAACTGCAAAAGATTACGCTGCACCGGCTTGATGCTGACGAAAAGAAACGAATTGCGGCAGCGTACAAAAAGTTTGCTGTTAGCCTAAAAAACAACGATACCCGGTTTACCATCCACACGCCAGAGACAGCCAAACTTGAAGAATTACTGTATAGCCTTCAACCATTCGGGTATGACGTAATCTTGATCGACTATGTATCTCTACTTGATGGTAGCGGTTCAACAGGCGAAGCAGCGCAATGGGAAAAGCTAGGAGCCATAACAAAATTTGCCAAACGGTACGCAGAAAGAACTGGCATTGTCGTGATTTTGCTTGTTCAGGTTACAGCAGAGGGATTGGTTCGCTACTCTCGCACCATGATTGAAGACGCAAACCATGTTTGGGTGTGGACAGCTACAAAAGAAGAAAGCGAGACGGTAATTTATGACATTGCGCAGTTGAAGGCTCGAAATCTTCAATTGTTCAATTTTCAGCTATCTTCAAACAGTGTGACTGGCAAGATTACAGATGTTGACGCGACACAGTTGTCACAGACTGATGAAGAGGTTGAAAATGAACCGAAACAATACATGGTGGATATAAATGACCAATCGGATGATAGTTGAGTCAGAGCTTGACAGTTTGCCTACAGAAGAATTACAGCGCAGACTTGAGCAAAACGGGATTTTTGAAAAGAAGCGCATTGTTAAAAAAGTCAAGCGCATTCAACGCATAAAAATCGAACAGCCAGAAGAAATTAAGGTTATACCGGAAGTAGTAAACTTGCGGCGCGCGCCCAAAGATTGGGAACGTGAGTTTTTGGAAAAACTCCAAGACCGACAAAAAGAACTCGCAAAGCACTTGTTCGTTGAGATAACTTCACTAGAGGCTGCAATTCCCGTGGCTTTGGAAGACGCCGCAGATTGTTTCCGAATGACAACTTCTGGTGAGGGTATTGAAATATCCTTAGGCAGAGTGCAGGGTTACATTCAAAAGATTGCCGAAATCTCAGTTCTGCGTTTGATTTGTAAACAAGCCGGACTTTCCGACGAAGACACGCAACTGCTAGTAAATGATTTAATAGGCCCAAATGAAAAACTGTCTAAACTGCAAGAAACTGTCAACATGCTCAAGCAAGCAAAAGTCGGCAACATGGGTATGCAACGAGTACCTACCACGCTCAACAATCGAGATAAAGAACGAAGCGTTGCCAAAGCTGACCCAAACACAACCCGTAGAGCAAAGGACTGATTCAATTCCTACAGCGCAGAATTCCGAGCTAAATCTTATAGGGCTGCTGGACAATCTATTTGACCCTAACACTAAGGTCATGTACGATTTGCGGGTTGATGACAGGGACTTTAAGGAAGCACCAAACTTGCACACGTTTTGCACCAGCCCAAAGGGATTGAACGTACCACTTTGGCCTAGACAAACGTGGATGACTGCAGAGTTGCTCAACGAAATTTGCCCAACGTGCTCAAAGTATAAGTGCCTTACTGATGTACCAAAAGACGTAGATGCAGACGAGTTTGAACGCAACACGCAGTTTTTGCATTATGGCGTTTGCCCAAAATGCAAGAAAACAAGATTAGACTTGTTGCGTGCTGGAAAAATGCAGCCGTATTCAGAACTTGCCGGCCTAGCTGGGCAACGTATCGGCAAGTCTTTTATGGCTGCTGTTTTGATGGCGTACTCGACACATCGCTTCTTAAAGCTGCAAGACCCGTCAAAAGTGTACGGCGTGCTACCAACAACATTTATGGGGACAATGGTAGGTCTTACATTCGATAAAGCCGTCTCTCAGTTATGGCTGCCATACAAGGGGCTTATTGATTCGTCACCGTGGTTTCAGGGTTATCTGGAAATGCTCAAAAGCCGTGAACTTGAACTAGGCAAACAGCTTTTGAAATACAATAACCAGTCCATACACTTTTTGCATCGTGGTTTGCTAGTCCACCCTGCGGGGCCTAACAGAAAAACGCTTCGCGGTAACACGCGGATTTTTGCCAGCATTGATGAATTTGACTTTTTTGACACGGACGAAGCAAATGACTCTGTAAAGATGAACGGTGTTGAGGTTTACAAGTCGCTGACAAACTCATTATTCACCGCTCGAATTGGTTGGCGTGACGCAGTAAAACGCGGTATGTACTCCCTGATGAATGCCTATCAGTTCAACATTTCATCACCGCAGTCCATGAATAGCCCGCTGTCCAGCATTGTGCTGACAAAGCCAGACACGAAACGGGTTTATGCGGTGCATTTAGCAACCTGGGAAGTACATCCAAAAGTTTGCGAAGCAGACATTCGCCGGGAATTCTCTGATGACCCCGCAAAAGCTGACCGCGACTTTGGAGCTATACCGCCTAGAAGTAGCAACCCATTCCTGAGCTTGGAGATTGCCGAAGCGATGCCGTCGCAAACAATGCAAAATGCAGTGAGTTTGCGGTACATTCACGGAAAAACACCTTCCGGGGAATTGCGAAGAGCGGCAAAAATTACAAACATACGCAAACTCGCTGTTGAGCAACCGGCTGTTTTATCAATTGATGCAGGCTTTAGCAATAACTCGTTCAGCTTTTCTGTTGGTCACGTAGAAANTCNGGGNAAAAATCGCGTTATTGTGCACACTGCGCTTGGCGAAATCATGCCAGAAAAAGGTGTTTCCACNCTAGACTATAACAAGATTGCATCCGAAGTGCTCTATCCNATAATACGGGATTTGAATGTCAGGTTCGTACTTGCTGACCGATGGAATAGTCTCAAGCTGCTGCATGATATTGAAGCTGAATTCAAAATTCCTACATTGGTGTATTCGATAAAATACCCAGACTTTCACCTAGTAAAATCCTACATGGAAGCTGGTGCTGTCATTGTGCCAAAACGCGAAACAAAACGCGACGTTTTCAAGTATGACAAGTACCCGGCAGATTTTATTGATCGGCCTGTAGATCATTTTTGTTTGCAAGCTGCAACCGTTGTGGACACAAAAAAGACCATCAGCAAGGGAGAAAAGCTCACTGATGATATTTGGCGTGCTTTAGCCTTAGGAACAGTAATGCTGCTAGACGAAGAATTTTGTGAGAAATTCCTAAAAGTGGTAAAGCACAATAAATTTAAGGGTGCTATTGCATATACCGGGGGTATAAGTCTTACCGGAACGGGGCTACACAACGTGTCTGGTGTACCTAAAAAACTAGTTGGTGTGTCAGCGTCAAACATTCGGTTTTAACTAATTTTTCCGCGAAAGGAATTAAACAATGAAACGTATCAACCCGCTTGAAAAATCCACCGAAACTGCAATGCCTTCTGCTTGGAATAATGAGCAACAAGGAGTTTGCCCTGTTTGTCTGCATGAAGCCGGAGATGCATTACCTATGCAAATTGTCAGGATTGGTACTAATCCGGTTTACGTTTGCGAAGCGCATCACGTTTGCTTGCCGGTAGAAGACTCAAATTCCGTGTACGACCTATAAAATGGAGCTTTCAATGAAACGCAAACATACGCTTCAACCATCGAAAAACGCACATAAAGTTTCCCGCTACCGCCGATACGGTGCAAGTCTGTTAAAGCCCATTCCGCCAGTAATAGACCTACGCAACAAGTTGGGCGCTTGCTACGATCAGGGTCAAACAAACGGCTGTACTGCAAATGCTATTGCTGGCGCAGTTCAACTATTGAATCCTGCCTATCGTCCTAGTCGCATGTTTATTTACTGGAATGAGCGCGCTGCAGACGGCGACCCCCTGCAGGATAACGGTTCCACAATTCAGGTTGGCTTAGATACGACCAAGCATTTTGGGGTGTGCCCTGCTAGTATGTGGCCGTACACGCAAGCAACCCTGTTTAAGCAGCCTTCTGAAAGCTGCTATGGCGAAAAGAAAGACGCGATCAACAAGTACCAGTATGTCAATTCCCTTGAAGACGCCAAACAATCGCTAGCGCAAGGTTTTCCGGTAGTTGTTGGTATGGCCGTTTACCCTCAGCTTGANGGAACAGAAATTGCTGGAAACGGTATTCTGACAATGCCTGAACCAAATGATACGCAAGACGGCGGNCACGCAGTTTTAGCTGTTGGCTATAACGATGAAACTCAGCAGCTACTTGTACGCAATTCATGGGGACCTGATTGGGGAATTAAGGGCTATTTTTACATGCCCTATGCGTATGCAGAAAACCCCGATTATGTGTTTGAAATGTGGAGCGTGCAGAAAGTAGGTATTGTTATGCAAACGACGGGGGCCGTTGCGAACATTGTGCATCGTATTTTTGGAGCATTCTTTTGAATACCCTATTCTTAGACCTTGATGGGGTATTTGCAAATTTCGAGCTTTGTGTATTTGAGCAGACTGGTAAATTCGCGCACCAGTTTGAAAACCCTGAATCAATGTATGCTGCGTTAAAACCCGGTTTTTACCTAGATATGCCAGAGACGTTTTACTTTGATGCTCTGTACAATGGCATTAAAGAAATTGCAGAAGGCCGCAACATGCGTTTGTGCGTATTGACTGGAATTCCGCGTGTTCGCTCATACCCTACTGCACGAGAAGAAAAGCGTGAGTGGGTGAGTAAAAGAATGCCAGAGGTAGATTTTGCAATTGGCCCGTACTCTGCGGATAAGTGGAAGCATGGAGCACCTGGAGACATTCTGCTGGATGATAGACCAGATAACGTAAATGATTGGAAAAGAAAAGCCGGGGCGCGGGCTGTTTTATTCGTGTATCCGGGATGGAACACGGCGCTGCGGGAACTGCGGAGTCTGTAAAACAGTATTTACCTGGGCAGCAAAATGCTAAAAACAAACAATTCAATTCGAGTGGTTAACAGCGGCAATGGAAAACGTGCCGTTTTGAGCAATGCCGTAAGAAACCGTCGTGGTTTAGGTGCAAAATCCATTGAAACTGCCGATTTAATGGGCGGCAATATGTTCGGCACGGGTCGAAACGGCATGGTTATGGACGTGCTTCCACAGAGCCAAGTGCTTTGGGACCTCATGCTGAATAATCTCGTGGGGGCGAATGAAGTATCAAATACCCGCTTCTATCGAGATATATACTCTTACGACGCTGTGTCAGGTTCTGCGGTGGACTTGATTTCAACAATGCCATTTTCGGATTTCACGCTTTTGGGCTGTGAGGACGAAAAGCGAATTCAAACTTTTGAGTCTGCAATCGAGCGGTTAAACTTGAAATCAGTAATGCCGGAGTTGTCTGTAGATTACTTGGTTACAGGCGCATTTATCGGCTCGTTGATTTATAACAGTTCCACAAAACAGTTTGTTGACATGATTTCGTGGAAGTCGGAAGAATGCACGGTGCTGCAAACACCATTCAATTCCGTTGACCCTGTTATTAAGGCACAACCGAACTTGGAGTTTTCTGAGTTTTTGCGCAGTTCCAGCCCCTCGGTAAACCGTATCAAGCAAATGTTCTCGCAAAAGCTAATTGATACGCTCTCTACTAGCAATATGGAGTTGGAGCCTTTAACAACAATCTGGATTCCACGCAAGACGTATTCAACCGACATGCGCGGAACTTCGTATTTTAAGCGCGTGCTCCCGCTCTATTTTCTTGAAAAGACCTTGTATCGTGGGACATTGGTAGAGTTTACTCGGCGTCAGCGTGCTCTCTTGCATGTTGCAATGGGCGATGATGAATGGGAACCGACACCAGAAGAAATGCAAGCAGTGGTTTCATTATTCATGCAAGCTGACCTTGATCCACTCGGGCCGGTTATTGCTACGCGACAAAGCATTAGCCCCACGGAATTAAGGCAGGGCGGGGATTTCTTGAAATATACAGACATTCTTGACGCCACTAGCTCGGTAAAAATGAGAGCACTTGGTATTTCAGAGGCATTTCTTTCGTCTGATGCTTCGTATGCGTCGATGGATACGTCGCTGTCTGTGTTTGTGGAAAATTTGCGTGCTTACCGAGAAATGATTACATATAAGGTATTCACGAGCAAGTTGTTTCCGCTTATTGCTGCACTGAGTGGGTTTAAGACGAACGGTAGTCGAGTTCCAGTAAGTCCGGGTGAAACAGCAGGAGCTACAATGAATGTGCCTGCTTCTCAGCATTTGCTCAATGACACAACAAAGTGGGACATTCCTGCGGTGCATTGGAGAAAAGCGCTACGGCCAGAAGCAGACACGGCATATCTAGATGTTCTCGGAAGTTTGAAAGATAAAGGTTTACCAATCCCACTGTCAATGCTTGCAATGAGTGGTGGTGTCAACATGGACGCTCTTTTGCGCGACTTGCAAAATGAAGTAGATGTGCAGAAAAAGATTGCAGAAATCATGCAACAAATGCCTGGTGCTCAACAAATGGGTGGCGATATGGGTGGCGATATGGGTGGACAACCACAGCCAGAAGGATATGGCGACGCAAGCCAGCAACCCGGCCAAGAGCAGCAACCCGGCCAAGAGCAGCAACCTAATGCACAAGCTGTTGAATCTGCGCTGCGCGCAATGCTGCATCAACGACGGGTTCCGTTACTGCAGCGAGAGTTTGCTACAGAATACGTGACAGAAACTCCTACAGGTAAGCGTAAGTGGGTACATAACCAAAACGGTGCTCGGGATGCAGCTTACGACAAGCTGGCGAAAACGGTGAAAGAAATGTCAAAAGAGGGTGAGGCTGGAATTCAGCGCCGCTTGAATGACGTACAAGCCAGACTTGGCCGTATCCCTAAAATTCTTTAAGGTTCTACTATGGATAATCCTAAAACGGACAAAGATCGAACCATTGAAGAGGATTCAATTCAATGGATGTTTCCTGATGCCACGATCATTTGGGTATTAAGCGGAGAGATTGAGCCAAAAGAAATTGATAAGGCTCGCCCGCTTATCAACCGGGACTTGCTCAAGCTCGGCGTTTATTCGCAGAAACACCAAACAGACTGTGTTTTCCTAGTCAAAGCAGGCGACCCCGTGGAGCAGTGGTGCAAAAATGCTGCGCGCTTCGTACAGGGAACTCAATGCTATGTTTTAGGTAAAGACTTTTCTGTGCCAAACCCATATTTGGTGTGCTTAAAGTCATCCAATTTTGCAATAATGTACGGGGCGCAGCCATCATGGTGGGAGGACCTAGTTCCTAGTGATTACAAAGTTATTGATCGTGACTTGGAAAAAGTTGGCGCAGAAGTTCAACCGCTATTCAGGGACGCCGACCCGTACTCGCAATACAAAGCAATTGTTGAGCTTGTACGCGAGTGGAGCATTGAACCTTACAAAGGGCTGCAGACCCGCGATCTGATTGACATTCGGCCACACCGAACCATTAACTAAAAGGCAATAAAATGTACGAAAACGTAGAGTATTCAGATGCCCAAGGATTTATGCCGGTAAGCGTACACGCTGGAACCAAAAAGAGTAGCAACGTGGTAACGGCAGCGGAAGAAACACTGCAAATGCCTATGGATTTCAAGACATGGTTGCCGTTTGCTGCAGAAAAGTATCAAATCTCGAAAAACCCTAAAGACTATGTGCTGACGCCGGTTATTTCGATTCCTGCGGGATTGCCTAATCGAAACGGGGTTGCATTCCCGCTCAGTTCTTTGCTTGAGTGGAGCACTGATGACGGGGCGCAAGCATACCGGACTTTCAATGGAAAGCCTGTACACGTGGAGCATCAAAACTCTGATTACACTACTGCAATCGGCGTAATTGTGGACACAGCCTTGCGTAAAATTAACGGCTTTGGTAATGACAAGCTGTGGAAACTTGTAAAGTTGCTTGCAATTGATCGGGACAAAGACCCGGAAATTGCTCAAGGTATCATAGATGGGACAAAGAATACATATTCAATGGGTGCATACGTTTCCAAGTATACCTGTGCATTGTGCAGCGCAGAAATGGGGCAGTGCTCACATATCGACAAACGCCGTGCGCGCGATTTTTATGTGCTGAACGGGCAGCTTGTATTCCGTAATGTTCACGGTATCAAGGGCTTCGAAACGAGTGTTGTAAATACACCAGCGTTCCTCAGCGCAATATCAGACACTCATTTGCATTTAGGAGATTAAATGAAGCAGCCTACACAAGGATTTAGCAAAAAGTTGAAAGAATCCCGTCCTCACATTACTGTATTAGAGTATTACGGGACTAAAGCTAATGCCTTGTGTTACTGTTCTTTGCACAACTTGGAGTTTTGGAGAACACCGGATAGCCTATTTAAAGCACACGGTTGTCCCGTATGTGGAGAAGAATTTCGTCGTACTGACAGATCGGACAAATGGTTAGCAGAGCACAAAGCAATAATCCTTAAAAAGTTTGGAAAAAAGTTGCAATTTATAGGCCCATATATTGGGTCTAGATTTGCAACAAGTTACAAGTGCAGTAAACATGGTATTTTTAAGGCTAAACCATGCTACGTTGACGGCTACACTTACCAGTGCCCGGAATGTCACGGAGAATCACGGGGTCGAGTGCAGCTATTAGATACAGATGAGGTTAAAAAAGAAATCCAAAGCCGGATGCCCTCGCTAAAAATAGCATACTCGGACTATACAGGACAGAAAGAGCCTGTCCGCTGGAAGTGTATAGCACACGGAACAAGCGGGACAAACATTCTCGACGCTTTGCGGAAAAGAAAACACTGCTGTAACGTGGCAGAAAAAGCATCGCGCCCGCTTTTAATGCGAAAAGACGAAAAGACATTTGTTAAAGAGATTAAGCAGGTTTCTCCGCAAATAACGGTATTGCATTATGCTGGAAGCCAGAAAAAGTGTACGGTCAAATGCAAAAAATGCAACATTGTTTGGAAGGCTTTAGGAACGTCTTTGAGCAGCGGGCATGGGTGCCCTAGATGTTCTAGCGGCAACAGAATATCAAAGGCAGAAGAAGAGTTATTTTCGATTATTAAAAGAAAATTTCCAGACGCAACGCAGTCAGATCGTTCAATAATAAGACCTAAAGAGCTTGATATTGTAATACCCTCCAAGAAAATTGCTATTGAGTACAATGGGAGTTTTTATCATAACGAATTAGTTGTAGGTAAATACGCTCACGAGCTAAAATCACTCCTTTGCAGAATTGCTGGCTGGCGACTTATTCACATCCACGAGGTAGACTGGATACACAACAAAAAAGTTGTTTTGAAAACGTTGGCTCATGCGTTAGATATAACCAAAAAGAGATTCTTTGCGCGAAATTTGGAGTTGCGGTCTGTAACTGGTAATGAAGCGATCAAGTTTTTCCAGGCAAACCATATGCAGGGATTATCCTATCACCCCAAAGTTACATTAGGGTTGTTTGATGGACAAAAGCCTGTTGCAATGATGTCTTTTGACCGAAACCGCAGAGATAAGAGCCAAGATGGCGAGTTCCACCTAAGCAGATATGCCTCTATCGGTACAGTGGTTGGGGGAGCTTCCAGATTATTCGCTAATTTCGTTAAGCAGCACCATCCGAAAAAGATTGTCTCTTTTTCTGCAAATGACCTGTTTGATGGGCGCATGTATGAAATGCTAGGGTTCAAGCTAGAAAAGGAAGTACCTCCAGATTACTTTGTGCTCCTTAATGGGTACAAACGTAATAAACAGGCAGTTACAAGAATTAAACTCAAAGCGCTGCTTGGTGAAAACTTTGATCCTAACAAATCAGAACGAGAAAATTGCTATGAAAACAACATTTTGCGCGTATTTGACTCTGGCAAAAAGAAATGGGTTAAATACTTTTGACACCACACCCCACATCCACATCTGCATTTAGGAGGTTGAATGAAACTTGCAAAATCAGAGCTTGCTCGCGTCATTCTTAATGACGATATGGTTGAAGAATTTATCAATCATCAGGCCCAAGCGCATCCAAAATTAAAAGCGTGGATTGAGAAAACTCTAAAACGCTGGATTCTGCAAAAAGCCCCGGCAGAAAAATCAATTCTTCAAGAAATTAAAGGCTTACCAAATTGGGCTGCAAAAGACGACACGGTAAATGTTAATATCGAAGAAACCTCGGCAATCGTGCTTCCTGTTCTGGACTATTTAGAAGCACAACTTGTAGAACGTCCGTCGTTTCGGCTTGAAAAAGTTGGCGTAGATCAAGCAGTCATTGCAGCAAAAAAATGGCATGAAGCACTAGCTAAGAGAAAGCAAAAAGTAACCCTTGAGCCTGGCGTCACCAAAGTAGTAGAGTTTCCGAACGGATATTTTTGGGCACAGATTACATCAGGTGCTGGGTTAGCGCGTGAGGGCAATCTGATGGGGCATTGTGTTGGTGGCGAATACTACCACAAAAAAGCCTTGACTGGTGAGTACAAGATTTATTCTTTGCGTGATTCCTCAAATGTCCCTCATATCACGTTGGATATAGCCAATGATCGAGTTAATCAAATTAAAGGTAAAACAAATGCAGCCATTCTGCCCGAGTATTTGCCATACTTGTTTAGCTTTCTCAAAAAGCTGAACCCAAAGACTATTTCGTTCGATGGTGGTCGTGCCTTAGAAAAAGAATACACCGAATGGAAAAGAGAAACAGCTAAAGAGTATTTGGGCTACAAGTGCTATTTAGAGCCTTCAACTGAAAGAGGGGTTGCCGTCTCTATTGATGGTGGTGAGTGGGAAGTAATTCAAAATTCCAACGTGTACATAAAAAATACTCCAGAAGCTCGTGCAGCGGCAGAATTCTTGATTGACGAAGGAATACTGGATAAGGAAAAGGTAGATTACGGGTTTTTGGGCCCACTTTCAGAATACTGGTACGAGTATGCAGGCAACACTGTGGTTGCCAACTACTTTTTTCACGTAAAAGACCCAATCATGTGCAGAAGGCACGGAATAGCTGTTGCCTTTTGCGGTAAAGATTTAGACATTAACCAAAAGATTGCTGCAAAATCGCGGCAAAATATAGTTGCGTCCTTGCCAGTCAAAACCGAAAAGCACGCCGGGTACTATGCCGGAATTACGGTTACGGTTAATGAGAAGAAGGATGAAGGTCTAACAAAATGGGCAAATCTGTCACATCTGAAATCCGAAGCCGAAAATGCTGAGAGCGACGAAGCTACCCTTGACAAAGTGCTTGCTGCGTTAAATCAGCCTTCACTCGAAGAAATCAAAAAGACTGTAGCTTTTAAGCCGTCCGAAGAAATGTACTCGCAGTACGGTATTCCTTTAGGTGGAACATCTGTTCATGCTTTGGCGTTGGTCATTGCGCTTTGTTTGAATAAACACAAACAACAAGCAAAGGAGTTTTTGCTTTCGAGAGCAAATGCAAAACGCAATTGGGAATCCTTGATCAAAGGAGAGTACCCGTTAGCTTTTCAGCGCCTTGGAGTTGATGGTACAACCAATCCCGCTTTTACTTTGTACATTGGCAACTTGTACAAAAGCCTGGAGTGAAAAGAATGTTTATTGCAGAAAGTGGAACGACAAATCTTGAGAGCTTGCTAGAAAAAGCAAGCGATGCGTACTATAACGACGGGAACGTGTACCGATTAAAAGCATCGGACCTAGCATCCATACCAGCAGCATTGCGCAAGTCTGCTGCGCTTAAAGTGAACAGCCCGGTAACGGATGCAGTTTTTGACGAACTGTTGGACTTTCTAAAAGCGCAAAATCCAAAGTCGGCTTTCCTGAAAAAAGTAGGTGCACCGATTGCTGGCAAAAAGCAAAAAGTAAAGTTGCCCGTACCAATGCCGTCACTGGAAAAGAGAAAACCCGGAACTGTTGACGGATGGCTAGATACTCGTAAGCCTCCATACATGGTTTCTCTAAAGTTGGACGGGAGTTCAATTGAGCTAGAGTATCGCAAAAATCAACAAGTGCGTGTGTACTCTCGCGGTGACGGCGTTACAGGTGGCGACATTTCGTTCCTTGCTCCGGCATTGAACATTCCGCAAAAGCTGCCATTTGACACAATTGTTCGTGGCGAAGCCATTATACCAAAGGCACTTTTTAGCAAGCATTGGGGCAGTAGCTTTGAAAATCCTCGTGCAATGGCAAACGGTATTACGAATCGCACAGACGCACATCCAGGCTTAAAGCACATGGATGTAATAATCTACCGCCAATTGTTGCCAAAAGCTGTGCCGTCAACGGCGCTAACGGCGTTAAAAAAGCACGGGTTCAAGATTGTGCCAAAAATGGTCACAGAGGACCTAGATGAAGCACTATTGATAGAAATTCTGCAAAAATACAAAGAGACTTTTACGCACGAAATTGACGGTCTTGTGATTGTGCAGGATAAAGCCGTCATGCCGCCAGTAAGCAATGAAAAACCCGCTGATGCCTTTGCATTCAAGGACAATAGCGTGGATGACAGCGCACAAACCCGCGTGGTGCGTGTGAACTGGACAGCAAACAGAACGGGTCTAATCTTCCCACAGGTACAAATTGAACCAGTAAAAGTTGGTGGTGTCACCATTTCTTACGCAACTGGAAAGAGCGGCGCGTACATTCAGAGAAGCGGAATTGGCCCAGGCGCAGTCGTGGTTGTTGCTCGCAGTGGTGGGGTAATTCCAGAAATTCGCCAAGTGCTTAAAAAGGTTAAACCGCAGCTACCGGATATAGACTACGAATGGCGCGGTGAAAACTGCTTCGCCGTAAACGCTCAAAAACATGAATCTGTTGTTGCATCCACAATACAGCACTTCTTTACTACCTTGGGAGTTGAGAATTTTAAGGGCGCAACCATTGCAAAATTCATGGACGCCGGGTATAATTCGGTGCCCAAAATTCTTACCATGCCGAAACAGAAATTCATCAATATCACAGGTGGTTCAGTTGTGCTGCAAAAAGTGTACGACCAACTGCAAGCTGCAATCAAGGACGTACCCCTAGCAACCCTGATTGATGCATCAGGTATTTTTGGTCATGGTATTGGCACGCGCAAAGCGGCTGCGGCAATTACTGCGGTTCCTAATTTGATGGCACTCCCTGCAGAGACAGTTTTAGATAAACTATCGGTAGCACCTGGGTTTGGTGCGGCTACCGCTGAAAAATTTGTAGGTGCACTTGAACCGTTCAAGAAGTGGGTAGAAAAAACCCCAATAACATGGATTGTACCAAAGAAAAAAGCCCCAACAAAGGGGCCTTTATCTGGTCATTCCATAATGTTTACTGGTTTCAGAAGCGCTGAAATGGAATCGGAGATTGAGCGACTCGGAGGAAGTATTGCCAGTTCTATTGGTAAAGCTACAATGCTTGTTGCAAAAGAGGTTGATTCCGCGTCCGCAAAATCAAGCGCGGCGCGAAAAATGGGTATCCCAATTGTTAGTCCACAGAGCTTTGAAAAATTTCTGAAAGGTAAAAAATGAAAGTAATCAACATTGAAACAGCCGATGATGAAACGCAACCAAAAGTTGTAATTCAACCTCAGCTTCTGGCAAAAATTGAAAAGATGGTCAATCCTTCAATTCCAGAAGAATCCGTGTCGTCAGTGGCACACCATTTTTTGATCGGTGGGCTGGCGTATCTGAAATCTGCACCTGTTAGTGACATGGAATTGCAAGAAGTGGCAAATCTGTTCCGACAACACAAAAACGTGTTCCGCATGTTTGCGAAAGCATTAACAAAGGTAACGGAGGGCAAAGATGGTTGATATGAACCCGCTCCTAGTAGAGTTACTTAGGGACATAGCGCTGCTGGTGGTTACATTGTGGTCATTATGGAACAAGTTATTTAGGGACCTGTTCATACTGGTGGTAACATTGTGGGCATTATGGAGTGAGTTTTCTCCGAACACAAAAACATCCATCCCGTTTTCTCTTGCTCGTTTAGGAATAGGTTTTGGAGCCATTATTTTATTGAGCAAGTTTTCTGACAATCTTTCTATGGCCATATTAGGTTTGCTGGTTCTTGTCTTTTCTGCCGCCATTATTCGGGAAAAACAGAAACGATAGATATTTTGGCCCGAATACTAGCAATACCTGTTGGCGTGCCGTATCCAATGCTTTTGGCGAATTGCGCTGCAGCATTGGATACGGCTTTTTTGTTTGACGTTGCCATTGTTTCCATCGTGTGTGTTTCACTTCCGAAAGTAAAGGTTACTTTCCACGGCAAGTATGGACTGTTCACAAGTTCAGTAACTGTGCCACCTTTACACTTGCACCATTGTTTTTGTCCGGTGGAAAGCCGAATCATTACAAGATTTCCGACGCGCTTTTCGACGATAAAGTTTTGCTCTTGAAAACTTATGTACTGATTCATCTTTTTTCTCCATTATGCGTAAGCAGCGAAATACACCTGTAAATTCTGCAGAAACTTTATTGCTGCCGACCAGCGAACTCCAAGCCAAGTAGTCAGTTTCCATAAATACGTCTTAAATTCGACCTTATAGAAAAACTCGTCGTTTGCCCGGCTCAACCAAGCAGAAAATTCTTTTGAATACTCCCCGCGAAGCAACCGAAGAAATCTGCGCTTTGTCCCTTTATACTTTGACAAGGCTTTATCAAAGTCGATGCGCAGTTCGTCAATTACGTCTTCGCTTCCAATGTCTGCCAAAACATCCAGCGATACAATCCGAGACTCGGTAACATCGCCAATAGGCACCAAAGCGCTATTCTTTTGTCTGGTGTAGTGCTTTATCATGTTTATGCCGCTATTGTGTGCAGTTCGTTTCAGGACGTTGACTGCGTGCAGCTTTGAATGGAAAAATGGCCAGGTCAAATTGAACCCTTGGATTGCCATACACAAAAGTTCGTGCTTTATGTCATCAAGGTCTAACCCTACACGCTGCTGTCGTAAAAACCGGAGTTTGCGCACGACGAATTTGTGCAACCAAAGATCAATGTCCTGTACGCACTCCCATTGCAGTGTTAGCACCTCTTGGATGCTTGATACTTTTACCATGCGCTGCAGCTTTTTTAGAAAGTTTTTTGTTTTCCCGGTAATACTCGAAAAAATGGTTTCAAGTTCTACTGCTGTCACTTTTTCGTTTGGTTTCCCTGTTAGTAAGGCAACTTTTATCGGTATTAGTGATTCCTTTTGCAATTCGGCAGAAATTCTTGCGGCAACAATCTTTCTTTTTGCAACCCTAGATAGGGTTTGACCAAAAGTTCTTGCGTCAATTTCCCGGAAAAGCCACAAAACTGTAGCATTGATTACCTTCTTTTCGGTGGCAATTTCAGGGATGCACTTTTTCAGCGTATCGAGCATGGCAGTCAATCCCCATAGCGGTTGATACGAAAATCTACGGGTTCTACTGGTGCCGGTGCATCAACCGTGTATTTCTCTGGTTGCCTTACCCGTCTTATCGTTCCATTGTTTGCTGCATCCAGTTTCGATTTTGGTGCTTTGTCAAGAGTTGGTGGCTCATAAGTATCAGGTGCAACTTTCAGGGTTCTCTGCAATGCGGCAAACTGATCTTCTGTCATGTTTAGATATTCTATGGCAGTTTTGCGCGATTTTGCATTCGGGCACTTGATCTTACCTTCAGCAACCAGCTTGCGGCGATGCTTGGCAAATTTCTTTACCGGCATTACGCTTTTCGTGTAGAGCGACAAAAAGCAATTCGTCTCATTTAACTCTTCCAGAGAAGATGCCAGATAAATCAACAGGCCATTCTTTGACGCTCCAATAACGGTGCCACGAAAATAGCTTTCCAAATACTCACTCCCATCAAGCGAAAAGACTAGTGTATCCCCAAAGCTGTAACCTGTTTTCTTGATGTAGTCCAGATTGCGAAAAGTGAACGCGAACAATCGCATCTGCGCTTGCGTCAATTGTTGACTAATGCGTGCCAACTCTCGCATGTGGTCAACAGAAACTGAGGCTAAAACAGTCATATCGGGTGTAAACTCTGGACAAGCATCGGCAAAATTCTCAATGCCCATCTGCACGCACAGTCGCTCAAATTTGCGAGGTCCTTTAGAGAAGTGAATGCACTCACCACACTTCATGCCCAAAGAAACGCGGTTTGGTTTACTTTGAATGTTTTTCTTGATTGACATTTTTAACTNTGTAACTAAGGTTGATACAACGAACAATTGTTTGCTGGATTGAACTTGCCCCCAACAATCCCTTCAACTCCCGCAAAGTGCGTGCTTGCTCTGCAGTAAGTTCAACATGCAACGTCATTGGCTTATTTCGATGCAGGTGCTTAGACATAATTCGCGCCCGTCGAATGATATAGACCAATTCTCTTAGTTTTTCAATTTGTGTCTCTGTGTGGCCTGCATACTCAAGCTCTCGGTCTTTTTGCTTCTTGAGTGCTGCTGTGTGAATTAGCGTGTGGTGCATACCGCACAAACTCACCGTGGGGCCGTTTATACCTCCATAAGCTCGTGGAACAACGTGGTGCTCGTGAATTCCTCTAGTCGCACTGCATATTGCGCATTTATCGCTCATTTGAGAATGGCAGCACGCATGTCTTTGTCGAATACATAGTTTAAGGCATGCTTATCCTGCTCTACTGCTGCTCGACAAATTTCTTCCGTTTGCTTACCAACATACTTTAGAGCGCCCGGATTTTGCT